TTAGCAAGGCGTTCGCTGACGCCTGCAAGAGCAAGGACCCGAAGTTGCGCGTGCGCCGCGACAACCCGGCGTCGACCGTGGCGCCCCCGGACAAGGGCGCGGTCAAGGCAAAAGTCTACCTGTGGCCCAGCGAGTTCCTCGCGCTGGTGACGTGCGAGCAAGTGCCGATCCGGTACCGCCGGCTGATCGCGCTCAGCGTGTACCTCTACTGCCGCGCCGGGGAACTGGAGGCCCTGCGGTGGGATGCGCTGGACCTGGACCACGGCGTCATCCACGTCCACCAGGCCACGGACAGGTACCGCGACATCGGCACCGTGCGCCACACCAAGGGCAAGGAGGCGCGGCGCTACAGCCTGGAACCGGCGGTCCTCCCGCTGTTGCGGCAGCTCAAGGAAGAGGCCGGCGGCGCAGCGGCGTCCGGGCCCGTCGTCAAGATGCCCCCGGCGGAAGACCTGGCGGACCGGCTGCGACAGTACCTCCGCTGGGCTGGCGTGACCCGCGAGGAGTTGTTCGTGCCGGTCGACGACCCGACCCGCAAGCGCATCACCTGGCACGACCTCCGCGCTACCGGGATCACCTGGCGCGCGGTCCGGGGCGACGAGCCGCTGAAGATCCAGGCTGCCGCCGGGCACAAGGACTACGGCACCACCGCCGGCTACGTGCGCGAGGCAGAGGCGCTGGCCCGGGGGTTCGGTGAGGTCTTCCCGGACCTCTCGGCGCTACTCGCATGTGCCTACCAGGCCAGCCTACCGGTCAATGATATTGCGGTCTTACACGAGCCCAACGAGGCCGAACCCGTTGGAGGATGACCCCGTTGGCGCTGGTTTGCTGGTGCGCAGGGGGTTCGAATCCCGCTGGGGACGCCACGACCGCAGCACGTTTCGGCTGCAACCCCCGCCCGGTAGGCTATCCTGGTAGGCGATTGCCGGACCCCTCCCCGGCCCGTGCCACCCTGCCCGGCGTGACCCCGCCCGCCCTGATCCTGGTCTGCGGCTCCCGCACCCTGGCCACCCACCCGGACGCTAGAGCCCGCCTGGAGCGCGTCCTGGCCCCGCTGCTGACCGCCCGGCCGTGCATCCTCACCGGGGGCGCTACCGGCCCGGACACGTGGGCGCTGGACCTCGCCCGGTCCCGGGGCCTGCCCTGGGCGGCGCTCCTGCCGTCCGGGGTGAGGCAGACGCACCGGGGCGCCGACCGGTGGAGCCCCGTGCCGGTCTACCCGCTCGCCAGGAACGCGGCGCTGGTCCGTCACGCCACGAGCCACCACGAGGTGGGCGCGGCCGTCCTGGTGGTCGGCGCCGTCGACCCGGCCAGCCGTAGCCACGGCACCGACCACACCCTCGGACTGGCCAGGGCCGCCGGGCTGGCGGTGCGCCGGTACGTGTTCACAGCCGAAAGATAGGGGTCTGGGAGAAAAGAGCAGCCCGTTGCACTTTCCCCCTTGCGCTAGGACGGCCTAGCGCATAGGTTGTATCTCGTAGCCGGGACGAACCACCCCGGCCCCGGAGATTGCAACCATGTCCTACATCGACGACCCCGCGACCGCCCTCCTCGCCACCGACTGCGCCGTCTGCAACCGCGCCCTCCGGGACGCCGTGAGTGTCGAGGCTGGAATCGGCCCGGACTGCCGCCGCAAGTACGGCTACGGCCAGGCCCAGGGCGAGGCCGACTGGTCCGCCGTGGACGAGGCGCTGGCCGGTACTCCCGACCTCGCCGCCGCCATCGCCGCCCACCGTGGCGACGCGCACCGGGCTGCCAACGTGCTGGTCCACCGCGCCGCCTGTGCTGCCCGTGACGAGCGCGCCCCGCACATCGAAGCCGTGGCGGCGCTGGGGTTCGTCAAGCTCGCGGCGGCGCTGGCCCGGGGCGCCGGTGAGGTCGTGGAGGTCCAGCCTTACGAGGACGGGCTGCTCACCGTGCGCGCCCCGTTCAACGCGACGTTCAACGAGGTCCTGCGGTCCCTGCGCATCGGCGCCCGCTGGAACCGCGAGGCCCCCGGCAACCGCCGCCCGGGTGCCTGGGTGGTCCCCGCCGACATGACCGCCAAGAAGGCCCTCCTCCGGGCGCTCCGGCAGACCTTCGCCGGGGCCATGCTGGTCAGTCAGCGCGGCGTCACCCAACTCTGAGCACCTCGCCCGCGGCCACCGCCCCGACGCTCCCGGACAACCGGGGGCCCGGGGCTCGCGGCGTTGGAGACGCCACCATGAAAGCCCGCCTCGCCGACATCATCGCCCCCCACGCCCCGCGCGACCCCGCAAAACTCGTCGCCCTGGCCGCCGCCTACAGCGACGGCGCCGAGGTTCCCCCGGTCGTGGTGATCGACTGGACCGACTCCGACCACGACGGGCGCCAGCCGTCTGCCATCTCCGGGAGTCACCGGCTGGCAGCGATGCGCGAGGTCTACGACCAGGACCAGCCCGCGGACCGCTTCGACGAGATCGAGGTCGTGAGCGGCGAGGAGATCATCGACGCCCTCGCCGCCATCGACGAGGACAGCGAGCGGGGCGCCCGAGCAGCCCGCGCCCTCGTCGCCCTGGAAAGCCTCGGTGACCCGTTCGCAGGCACGGACTTCGGCACCCTCTGCGCCGACCTCTGCGACCTGGGCGTGCTGCCCGAGGCCGCCGCCGCCGCCCTGGCGGACCAGCGAGGCGACCTGTGACCGCGCGCAAGGCCGCCGCCCCTGCCCCACGCAAGCGCCGCTCCGGCGGGCCGCCTGTCTACACCCCGGAAACCGCCGAGGCCCGGACCGCCGGCAAGGTCACGATCCGCCTCACCCCCGAGGAGGCCGCCGCCTGGCGTGCCTGGGCCGCCGAGCACGGGGGCCTCTCGGCTCACGCCCGGTGGCTCCTCGACGGGCGGACCCCAGCCAAATCCTAGCGGTTTTGCAGAATCGACAGGCCCCTGTCGCTTTTGCCCTTGCGCTAGGACGGCCTAGCATACATACTCTGCTCATGACCCGCACCGAACTCCTCCGCCGCCGCCTCGCCAACAAGCTCGCTGCCACCCTGGCCGACGACGTGAAGCGCGGCCGGTCCTACGAGGAGGCGTACTTCGATGCCTGCGAGGAGTCCGCGCGCCTGGAGGCCGAGGGCGCCCCGGAGACCGAGTGGGTCACCGCCGCCGAGCTGGCCGCCGCCTACGACCGGATCGTCCCCCCGGACCTCGACTGGCGGGACGTGCCGCCCCCGTACTGACCACCCCCGACCCCTGCCCTACCCCGGAGACCCGACCATGGCCAAGCAAGCGAAGACGACCAGCAAGACCTACCGCGTGGGCGATGCGCTCGGCTCCGTCCTGGAAATCTACCTCCTCGACGGGCTGCGCGAAGACCTCGACGTGTTCGAGGAGGACGCCCCGGCGTTCGCCCGCGTCCACGAGTTCGTCAAGACCGCGTGGGCCGCACGGAAGAGCCTCACCGTCCCGGACGATGACGACCTGCTCGCCGACCTGCTGACCGCCCTGAACTGGGCCGGGGACAGCATCTACGACGACCTCCGCGCCGAGGAGCGCCTGCCGCTGGCACCCCGCCCCAAGAAGGCCAGCCCCGACGAGGAGCGGCCCCTGTGGTCCTCGGAGCCCGCGCAGCGGACGCGCGACGTGGAGGTACTCCAGGTGTGCAAGGCGCAGACCCGCGCACTGGATGACTTCGTGGCCCGGCTGATCCGCCAGCGCAGCGCCATCCACGCCACGCGGAGGGCCGCCTTACCAGCGACCACCCCGACCGCCCCGGTCCAACCACCCGGGGCGCCCTGACCACCCACCACGGAGATTGCCCACCATGACCACCCTGACCCCGACCGCTCGCCGCCGCATCGACACTGCCCGCCAGCTCGCCCGTCTGGCCTCCCCTACCCTCCGCGCTTACGCCACCCGCCTTGCCCTCGCCCCGGCCGGGGAGTGGGAGGCGATGATGTACGACGCCCAGGCCCTCTCGCTCGTGGAGGACGTGGCCCTCGGCATGGCCATCGACCCGGGCGAGCGCCGCGCCGCCGTGGCCCTGGTGACCGGGCTGGCCTGCGCCCTGGCCGGTAGCCTGGACACCTGGCGCGGGCTCGCCTGGGTCCGCCAGGTCGCCGGGCTGCGCCGCGTCGCCGCCATCCTCCAGGAGACCGCCCCGGCTGTGGCCCGCGACCGGTACGAGGTCGTAGACGGGGGCGACGTCGACCCCTGGCAGATGGCCGCCTGACCCTTCGAAGGGGTGACCTGTCGATTCTTCCTTGACGAGTGACGAACCAGAGCTATAGTGATTGAACAGACGGCGGGGACACCAACCAGCCCCGCCCCGGAGATTGCCCACCATGACGACCCTCGACACCGTGACCACCGCCGCTGAGACCACCATCGCCCCCGTCGCCATCGCCATCGACGACGGCCCCGTCACCCCGGACGCGGACGGCCGCAGCCGCGGGTGGCGCGCCACCGTCATCGTCAGCCCGACGGAGCGCCGCGCCTCCCTGTTTACCGCCATCGGCAGCGGCGTGCCGGCCGACGTGTGGCACAACCGGGTGCTGTCCCTGGCCGTCAACACCGCCGCCAGCGGCGAGGCCGTCCGCGCCATCCTGGAAGACGACGCCGCCCAGGCCATCCTCGCGGACCTGTGCGACCAGTACGAGGGCGACCGGTGGGACGGCCACAACCACGTCGGCCGCTGGCCCTGCGACGAGGACGGCACCCCGGACTACCTGTCGCTCATCATGCGACTGGAGGCGATGATCGCCGAGGCCCCCTGCTACCAGAGCGCCGCGGACTGGTGCTCCCCGGCGTGGAGCGAGTGCAAGCGCGAGGTCGAGGCCGCCATCCTCGGGGCCAAGGACGCTGACGCCGAGGAGGCCGCACTCGCCGCGCTGGTCGACAAGTGGGCCACCGACGCTCGCGACAACGGCGCGCTCATCGACGCCGCCGACCTCCGGGAGCAGGTGGACGCGATGGCCGACGAGTCCGGCGACGCGGACGTGTACGTGGTCGATATCATCGACGGCACCCCGCGCTGCGACACCCTCGACACCGTGGACCTCGACGCCGACGTCGAGGACATGGCCAACCTCGGCGAGACGTGGGCGCTCGTCGAGGCCGCCAGCGAGGTCGACGCCTGGCGCAAGGCCCGCGCGCTGTTCGCGCAGAGTGGCGTCGTCGCCGAGGCCCGCCGGCTGGCCGGCGAGTGGACCTACCCGGGCGACGCCCTCGACCGCATCGCCGCCGCCTTGCCAGCCTGACGCGCCCTGCCCTCCCCGCTCGCCCCGACGGTGCCACCCTGGCGCCCCGGGGCTCGTGCCATTGGAGGAACCCATGGCCCGACCTACCGACAAGATCCGCCTCGCCGCACTGACCCCGGACGCCGTAGCCGCCGAGGTCGACGACCGCATCCTGCGCTACCTCGGCCGGCTGGCCATCCCGCTCAGCCCCGGCATCGCGCTCCACGTCCGGCACGTCGGTCAGAGCGACCTGGCCCTCACCGCGGGGGCGCTCGTGACCTATGCCCAGCGGGGCCTCCCGGTGTGGGACTGGTCCTCGCACGGGGAGGCCGAGGACGCCTGCCAGTCGCTCGTCAGCGGGCTGTACGGGTGCCCCGCTCACCCGGGCGTCGAGGGCGGCGTGGGGCCGCTGGACGAGGCCCTCGACGGGGCAGACCTCGACGGCGCCCTCGACCTCGTGCTGGTCGCCGCGTGGGCCCGGGTCACGCTGGCCAAGGACGGCGCCCTCACGGCGCGGCAGCTCGGCGCACTCGCCGGCCTGGAACACCGCCACGTCCGGGAACTGAGCCGCGCCGGGGAACTACCCCTGACCGGCACCCGCCCCGCGACCTGCCCCGCCGAGGACGCGCGGCGGTGGCTCGGGGCGCGTGGGGTGGCCGGGCTGTGAGCGACGTCCGCACCCCTGTGACCGACCCCGACCGGGGGTTGCGGTTGGCGCTACTTCTGGCCCGTGCCGGCGAGGAAGGGCTGTCCGTCGAGTCCCTGCTGATCGCCCTCGATTGCTCCCGGGCGTCGCTGTATCGCAGCCTCGACCGGCTCACCGAGGCAGGCTGGCCCGTCGAGACGGTGCGGGACGGGGAGCGCGTGCTCTACCGTCTGGCCGGTGGCCTGGCGCTGCGACCGGCGGCGCCATCGCCCGTGGACCTGACGCCGCCGAGGACGCGCCGGCCGGGACCGCAGTTCGGGGAGCTGACGCGGCTCGTGGCGGACCTGGCCGCGCAGGGGTTGAGCGGGCGGGAGATTGCCGAGCGCCTGGGCGTGGGGCCGCACCACGTCTGGCCGCGACTGACCCGCCTGCGACGCAAGGAGATGGCGCCACCACCGCCCGCACCCACCGTCCGGGAGACCCTGGAGGCAAGGGTGCTGGCCCTCGCCCTGGCCGGCAAGACGCAACGCGAGATCGTCGCGGAGACCGGGGCCACGCACGGGTCCGTGTCGGGCACCCTGTACGCCCTGCGCCGCGACGGGCGCCTGCCGCCGCCCGGTCCCCGGGGACGACGCGCTACGGCCGCACCCACTCGCTGAACCGCAGCGCCAGCGGGGTGCCGTCCTCGGGGGCGTGGTGCTCCGACGAGAGGCGGCGCCAGCCCTCCGTGAGCACGCGCGGCGAATCGAGGCGCACGTCCGCCAGCGGGTAGGACCAGAGCACCTCCGTGAGTAGCATCCGGTCGCAGCGGGGCAAGAGTTGGCGGTAGACATCGGCGCCGCCGATGACCATGATCTCCGACTCCCCGACGAACGAGGCCGCCGCGTCGTCCGCGGACTGGTAGACGCCCACCAGCGAGGACGACGCGGGCACCGTCGCGGAGGCGTGCGTGCGTGTCAGCACCACGAGCCGGCGACCCGGGAGGCGCGGCAACACGTCGTAGGTCTTCCTGCCGACGATGCAGACCTTGCCGTCTGTCCGTTCGCGGAAGCGCCGCATGTCCCGGCTGAGACGTGGCCAGGGCATCCCGCCCGGGGAGGACGTGTCACCGATGGCGCCGCAATGGGCCACGGCGAGGATGGCGGTCAATCGAGGGGTGTTGCTCATACCGGCGACCCTACCTCACCGCCCGGAGGGGTCCGCCGTCGTGGGCGCCCCGAGGATCGGCAGCAGCGCCGCCATCACCACCTGGACCCGCGCCGCCTGGCACGCCACCGTGTCCGGGGCGCTCGCCCACCACGGTACGACGGGCGCCGCGTGGTGGACCTCTACGAGCCGGTCCAGCGCCCTCTCGGCAGCGCGCAGCACGTCCCCCGGGTAGACCTCGCCGGCCGGCGTGAGCCAGCGCAGGACGACATGCCGGACCCGGGCCGGTGGCGGGACCAGCAGGACGGGGCGCGGTGGCAGCGGCATGGATCGATGGTGGGCCATGCCCGCAGGGTGCCTCACCCCGCCGAGGGGTCAGACGGCGCCCCCGTCTTGCACCGCCGCGGCAGGTCGCGCCACCGGCAGCGGTCCCACAGGCGCTGCGGCGAGTGGCAGACGATGGCCTCTCCGTCGCTATCCGGCTGCCACCCGTAGAGGCCGGCGCCGATGCACCAGCAGCGCACCTCCGGGCAGGTCACACCGCCACCTCGCCCGGTAGCGCCGGCCCCGGCGCGTAGCCGATGAGGCGCACGTCCTCCGGGCGCAGCGCCTCCGATTCGCCGCCGCTGCCGCCGTAGGGGCGGACGACGAACCCGCGCTCGCGGCGCCAGTCCACGCACGGCATGGCCACCGGACCCGACCCGATCCGCACCTGCGGGAGCGAGTGCGCCGGCTCTCGCGTGAGCAGCATGCGCGCCGCCTCGACGTGGTTGTCGTACAGGTGCAGGTTGCCGAAGTTGAAGATCAGCCGCCCCGGGCGCAGGCTCGTCATCTGCGCCAGGAGCCAGGTCATCAGCGCGTAGGACGCCACGTTGTACGGCACCCCGAGGTACAGGTCCGCGCTCCGCTGCGTCACGATGCACGTCAGGGTGCCGTGGATCGGGTCCACGTCCCACTGCGCCAGCACATGACACGGGGGCAGCGCCGCCACCGTGGCGTCCGCCGGGTTGAGGCCGGTGAGCAACAGTCGACGCGCTGCCGGGTGCGCCGGGTCGGCAGCGACGGCGCGCAGGTTCGTGACGAGCTGGTCCACCTGGTCCACCACCCGCCCGTCCCGCCCGTGGAACGCGCGCCACTGCGCCCCGTACACCGGGCCAAGGTCGCCGTCGTCCCGCGCCCACTCGTCCCAGATCGTCGACCCCAGCGCGCGCAGGTCCGCGGCGTTCGTCGACCCGGAGCAGAACCACAGGAGTTCCGCCACCACGCTGCGCCAGTGGATCGACCGCAAGGTCAGCAACGGGAGACCGGCGGACAGGTCCGTGACGAGGTGAGTGCCGATGACCGTGCGAGCCCCGACCGGCTGCCCGGTAGATCGCAGCACGGCGCGGGTCGGGCGCGGTTGCCCGGCCAGGGTGGCGATGACCATGCGCTGGTAGTCGTAGTCGAAGGACTCGGCCATGGTCACGCCCCCGCCGTGGCGGCAGGCAGCGCATCCGCTTCCGCCTTGCACATCTCGGCCAGGTGCTTGGTCATGGCCTCGTCGATGGTGCCGTCGATCAGCGCGACCAGGAAGCGCCGGCACGCCATGGTGTCGGCGCCGTGGACCAGCACCTTCCTGGCCATCTCCCGGTGGTCCTGGTGGACGGTGATCTTGTCGGCGCCACGGCCCGCCTTGTCGAACCGGTCCGCCTCGCGGCGCAGGTACCACGCCGCCTTGCGCAGGTCGGTCGCGGCGTCGCCCTTCTTGCCGGCGCGGGCCAGGTACTTATAGGCGTTGCCCAGGTTGAACCCGAGATGTTCGCAGATGTCGATGGCCTCGACGCCGGACGGGTGCTGGTAGTGCGCGGGGTGTTCGACTTGGTTGCTCATGTCGTCGACCCTACCGCGCCACCGGGAGGGGTCGCGCCCTCCGCGGCGACCAGCGCCGTCCACTCGTCGGTGGGGAAGAACCCTGGCTCGCAGTCACCGTGGCGACGGTGCCACCACCCGCCCGCCTCCCGGGCCAGCGTGGCGAGGTTGTCCGTGACGGGGTGGCCGGCGTGGCTCGCGTCGCGCCACAGGTCGAAGGCCATCGTCTCCGGCCACACGCCGTCCTCGTCGTCGAAGGCATCGTAGTAGTTCCGCGCGTAGCACTCCATCGCCTCGCGCAGCCGCAGCGCCGCCTCTCCGTCGAGACCACCGCGCGCCTCGACGACCGCAACTTCCAGCCGGCGGGCCGCGGCGTCCGCCTCTTGCCGGAGCGCCACCCGCTTCGCCTCGCACGCTGGGCAGTCACCGAAGCGCCGGCCCTCTGGCAGCGGCTCCTTGCAGGTGTGGCAGAGGCAGCACCGCTCGGCTGCGGCGAGGCTCTGCCGGGCGCCGTCCGCGATGTGGGCGGCCTTGCCGTTGCGCCAGTAGGTCATGCACGCGCTGCCCTTGTCGCCGAGGGTGTGGCAACGCCCGCACGCCCAGGCGTAGGTGATGCGGTTGTGGCGCAAGGGGATGGGGTTCATGGCGTCACCGTGTCACGTCGTCGGGAGGGGTCGCGGACCCGGGACCGATGGGCGACCAGTCCTCGTCGTCGGTCACCGTCCGCACGATGTCGACCATCCGCGCCGCGACCTCCGCGCCGCCGGTGATGCCCTCGGCGTTGGCCCTGGCGATCTCGTCGTCGAGGTGGTCCAGGATGGCGCGCACCTCACCGGGCGCCATCTTCGCCCCGGCCGCTACGTTTTCGACGGCGCGGCGGCCTGACATGCGGCTGGCGTTGCGGGCGGTGGACAGGTCCGCGAGGAGGCCGAACAGGAGCCTGGCTTGTCGGTTGGTCATGGCGCTACCCTACAGCGCGGCGCACACGGGTCTGACGACCTCACAGCGGGCGCCACAGGAACGCGCCGCAGTGCGGGCACGTCGCGTCCTTGGCGGGGTCGATGTCCTCGCCGCACTTGTCACAGACCACGGACGCGCCGACCTTGCGAGCGGACGCCGCCACCCTGCCGAGGCCGTCGAGGATGGTCTGCAACTGCGCGATGCGGACGGACGCCCCTTCCTCGTTCCTGCGCTCGCCCCACACCTCGTCACTGGCGGACGCTCGCTCGTGCTGGATGGCCCGGCCGATGTCCTCGACGAGCCGGCGCCGCATGGTCTCGACGCCGGCATCGTGGGCGCGTAGGAGTTCGTTCTTGATGACCGTCGAGGGCTTCCGCCCGGGGATGCCATCGGTCACGGCGCGGAGGATCTTGTCGACGGCTTGGTGTACCCGCATGGTCACCATCCTACGGCGCGGTGCGCACGGGTCTGACGCCACCAAAGCCGAGCGCCCCGGTCTCACCGCCGCCCGCTCGAAAGAGGGAAGCATCGGAGATCGAGGCGCTTGGGTTCGAGGTAGAACCGGGTCGCGCAGGGCGACGCCGACGAGGACAGGGTGCCCGGGTGCGACCCGGGCGGTAGGACTCTCGACGTAGCACCTTGCGATCTGCCGGCAAGCACAAAAGGCAGACGCCCCGCACGGCGTACCGGCGGGGCGTCAGGGTCGCGGGGCATCAGCCTCGCGGGTCGGGTCTGTAGGATTATCGGCGGCGGTAGCCCTCGGCCAGGGCGTCACGCGCGGCCTGGTCGGCGGTGGCGTGCATGAGCGCCAGGGTCTCGCGGCGCTGGGCGTCGGTCATCGGGTCCGTGTCCGGGATGGCCTCGTCCTCCACGATGACGACGGGCGGTGACGATGGGCGGTCCTCGGCGGTCGTCGCCACGGTCGGCCAGGGGAACGGCTTGGGGATCTCCTGCCCGGCCATCTCCGCGACCTGGAACACGTCGAGGAGCGCGCGGACCATGCCCAGCCGCTCCCGTCCGGCGTCGTCGAGGCCGCCGGTGAACAGGGCGTCCGCGAGCTGGCCGTGCTCCACGTACAGGCTGCGCTTGGCCAGCGCCAGCAGGAGCGCCCGGTTGTGGTGGTTGCGCGGGACCAGGCCGCCGTTGCGGAAGCCATCGGCCATCACGACCCGCAGCGCGCACTCGTCCGCCGCGGTGATCCAGTCGCCCCGGTGCATGGCCGCGTACATCTTGGGGAACGCCGCGCCGGTGCCGGCCGCCCACGCGATGCTCATGCACACGGTCTGGGCCTCCACGGGCCACGTCACCATGGCCGGGTAGGTCTTGAGCAGCGCCGACTCGAACTCGTCGAAGCGCACCAGCGTGGCCCGCTCCAGTTCGTCCGGGGGCAGCTCGATCTTGACGTGCTTGCGTGCCTCGCCCGCCCCGATCTGCGCGATCCGGTCGCGGACCGCAGCGGGCGCCGACATCAGCGCGTGCCACGCCTCGTCCACGTCGGCGCGCGTCGCCGGCTGCCGGGTCGCGGTGAGGATCCACCGGTAGGTGTAGGCCAGCGCCAGCGACGGGGTGACGCCGATGGCCACGGTCCACACCTTGCGCCGGCACAGGTACGGCCACGGGATGATGCCTTCCTTGTTGCGGTTGAAGGCAATCCATCCGGCGCGGATGCTGGGGTCGAGTCGGGTCATGGGGTGTCCTTCGGTCGCTGCGTTGCCGCGGCTTGCAGCACGTCTTCCTCGCCGCACTCGTCCCAGGTGAACCACAGGGCGCCGCACTGGTCGCAGCGGAACCGCTCCGTCCCGGGCGGGTAGACCCACCGGGCGCCATCGTCGCCACGCTCCAGCCCGGCCACGTCGGCGCGGCGCACGGTGCCGCGGCAGCCGTCTTCCTGGCAGGCGAACGGGCGGTGCGGGTCCGGGTCGGTCACGGGTCCTTCAGGTACGCCTCGACCACGGCGTCCAGGTTCAGCGGACGTAGCGCCGCCTCCCCGTCGCGGAGGATGCGCCGGGCCAGGTCCAGGCCCATCGCTGGCGTCTCGGCCACGCGGACGTCGCTGGTGTGGTAGGTGTACGCCGCGCGGGCCTCGCACAGCAGTGCGAGGTATTCGCGGGCGCAGGCGTCGCGGATGCGCTCCGGGGGTAGCGCCGCCATCACACCACCCGGATGCGCCAGGCGAGGCGCCGGTCCCCCAGCCACCACCCGTTGGCCTTGCGGACCAGCGTGCGGGTGCGCGCCCGGATGGCCGTCGGACGGGGGCGCTTCTTGTCGTCGAGGTTGGCGAAGTCGTCCTGCCCGCCGTCGACGGACATGACCGCATCGCCGCCGGTCCCGACGACGACGAACCCGTGCGCCACGCCGCCCCACTCTGCCAGCCACCGTTGCCGCGCGGTCGGGTCCTTCGGGGGTGAGCCGCCCTGCCCGACCATCACGAGGTCGCCGGGGCGGATGTCTGGCGCAGCGTCGCCACGCCAGAGGTCCGGCGTGAGGTAGCCGCGCTGGCGCCCCCACTCCGTCAGCAGCGTCTCGATCTGCCCGAGGGTCTTGGCGTAGGGGGTGCGGAGCGCATCGACGCGCCGGCCGTGCAGCGTGATCTCGCCGGGCAGGCACCACGCCCCATCGGCGTCCTGCTGGGTGGCCAGGATGGCGCGGGCGTGGAGCAAGCACGCGCTCTGCGTTGCGGCCATCTGCACCGCGGCGGCCAGGTCGTCGAAGGGGTGGATGGCCTTGGCGTAGGCCGGGCGCTTCGCCTTGTCGCCGTAGGATAGGTCCACGGTTTCGAGTGCGAGGAGGGTGTTGGTGTCGTCGAAGGCCATCGGGTCACCTTGCCAGAGCGGGTCAGGGGGTCGCGCGGACCATGGCGCCGACGTGGCTGCTCACCGCAGGTACGGGCCCGTCCGTCTCGTCGGCCTCCGGCACGCAGGACACCGCCTGCACGCCACAGCAGCCTAGCCAGATCAGCACGGCCAGCAACGCCAGGCCGAGGGTCATGTTGATCTGCCGCTCCTCCTCGCCGGGCACGTCGTCGTCATCGTCGTAGGTCATGTGCTTCCCGCCGTGATCTGGAACGTCTCGTAGCCGTCCCCGTTGGGGAAGCTCTGCACGTCGCCCGTATCGAACGTGACCCGCACCGTGAACTCGTAGATGCCCGCTGCCGCCGGCTCACCGCTCGCCCACGTGTAGGTCACGCGACCGGTGGGCGAGGACGGGATGACCAGCGTGCGGGTGGTCCACGTCGTCGCCCCGCGTAGCCGGTACTGGAGCACGGCGCCGGTGACCGGCATGGTCGCGTCGTTGAGGTTGAACGCCACGCCGTCACGGGTCAGCGTCGCGGTGAAAATCGGTAGCGTGTCGTCCACGCGCTTCAGGATCGATGGCACGGAGGTAGCCCTTGTCGTGGTGCGGGTGGTGAGGACGGCGGTGACCTGCCTGGCCACGGCGGCACTCGTGGTGGTGCGCGTCGTCAGCGCCCGGGTGACGGTCGGGAACCCGAGTCCGGGGAACTGAAGGCGCAGCGTGCCATACGCCCCGACGGGGACGCCGCCCACGCCCGCACCGGACAGGGACAGCGTGCCGCTGCCGGTGGACGCCACGGCCACGCCGCCGGTGCAGACGCCGCCGATGGACAGAGACCCGGTGCCGGTCCCGGCCACCGCTACCGTCCCGGAGAGCGCGCCGCCGAGGGACAGCACGCCGGGCGCCGCACCGCCGACAGGGACGCCGCCGGACGCGGTGCCGGCCAGGGACAGCGCCCCCAGGGCAGCGCCGCCCACCGGGACGCCGCCCACGCCCACGCCAGCCATGGCGAGGGACGCCGACGCCGTGCCCCCGACGGGGACGCCCCCGACGCCGACGCCGGCCAGGGACAGGGCACCGGCCCCGGTCGCCCCGACCGGGACGCCGCCGGTGACGGTGCCGGCCAGGGACAGCGCCCCGGCGCCATCGGCCCCGACCGGCACGGACCCGGCGACCACGGCGGCCAGGGTCAGGGTGGCGACCGCTGACGCACCGACCCCGATGGACCCGGTGATGGTGCCGTCGAGGGTGCCGCCGGACGGCGCCTCATAGAGCGAGCGGAGGACGAGTAGCATGGGCGGACCTCACCTCACTGTTGCGCGAGGATCTGGAACACCTCGGCGCCGGACGACCGCAAGACCGTCGGCAGCCCCGCCTTGGTGGACCCGTCGACGAAGGTGACCATGCTCATCCGGCCGCCGACGATGGCCGTGCCTTGCGTGAACCGAAGTTGCGCCCACTCGTCGAGGTGCCGGTGAAACGCATTGAACCGGTAGAACGTCTGGCTCCCGTTGCCCTGGATGTAGGCGTACTTCCCGCCGTTGATGGTGTTGGCGCCGTCGTAGACGAGGCAGGACCCGGTGGTCAGCGTGGGGCCGGACCCGTACACGACCGCGTTGCTCCACAGCCCGTTGGTGCCCCCGGCGATGTCCAGCACGTCCAGCGTCGTCACGCCGCCACCGCGCCAGGTGAACACCTGTGACCAGCGGAAATTCTTGTCCGGGTCCTGCGTGGTGTACGTGGTCGGAATCCCGAACGCCTGGAACGCCATCACGCCGGCCGCCACCGCGCCGCCGCGGACGCCATAGGTGGTCGTGCTCCAGGTGTCGCCGGTCTGCGCCGAGCCCACGGTGTCCGGCGCGTAGGTGAAGGTTGACGTGCTGGCGCTGGACCAGAGGATGATCTCGTTGTTGTTCTCGATGACGAACTGGCACGTGGCCGAGGGCGTCACGGTCCAGTTCCCGTTGACCGTGTAGACCGGGCTGGAGCCGGCCGTGTGCGAGGTAATCCGGCGGCGCTGCCCCACCGCAGTCGGGGTGGTCGTGTCCTTGACGATGCGGATCTGGAAGTTGCGGAACTCGTTGGCCAGCACGCTGGCGTCGCCGCCGGTGGCCTGCCCGGTCAGCGTACCGGCCGCGGACGCCGTGGCGGTCAGGGCGCGACCGCCTACGCCACCGTCGCCGGTGCCCAGCACGAACCCTTCGCTGGGCACGCAGTTGGAGGGGGTGTAGCCCTCGTCCAGGCAGACGATGGCCGAGTCCGTCCCGATGGTCGCCGGGAGGTTGGTGGTCCCGAGGTTGCCGGAGAAGGAGTTGGTGGCGACGTCGTAGTATTTCCAGACGCCCGCGGCCAGCGTGCCGGCGGACAGTAGGTAGACGCGACCCGACAGGATCTCGTAGCCGTCCCCCACGGCCGGCGTGAAGGTGAGCGGCGTGTCCAGCACAATCGTCGGCGTGGTGCCGCCGCTGTTCGAGAGGATGCGCCGCTCCTGCACCAGCCCGCTACCGCCCGCGGAGTTGCCGATGATGCGGATGGTGAACCCGCCGTCGTCGCCGAGCATGTTCAGCCCGACGGCCGCCGGGAGCGCCGTGGACAGGGTGAGCCGGGTGGTGCTGGCGCCCGCGGCGATGGTGCCACGAGGACCGCGTGACGGCGCCATGACGCCGGTAGCCCCAGCCCCGAAGGTGCCGGTCAGGGCCGGCGACCCGACGAGGGACCAGCCGTTGTTGTTGACGTTGTACTGATTCAACACCGTGGCGCTGACGAGCTGGAACAGTGCGTGGTAGCGCATCTCCGAGCCGCGCAGGTCGCTGATCATGCACCCGCCGGCAGCCGAGGCGTTGGGAGCCACAGCCAGCGGGCGCCACTCCGGCAGGTCGAGGATGCTCTTGAATCCAAAGGTGGTCGCCATCTCAGGTGATCCTTGCGCGGACTTGCATCGCCCAGGTGGTCTGCGCCGCGTCGAAAAGTTTGGTCTGCCGGGCGTCGAAGCCCGCGATCTGGTTGAGCGTGGTGACGGTCGCCACCGTGGTCACGGTCGTCACGGTGGTCACCGTCGTTACGCCCGTCACGGACGCGACGGTGCCGAGGGTCTGCGCGGTGTTGATGTCGATGAGCGCGCGGAGACGCCCGGTGGCCGGGTCGTTGGCCGTGGCCAGCGCGCCGCCCAGCAGGCGGCCCATCTGCTTGAGAGACTCGGCCATGTCCGCCAGCAACGCCGTCTGCGTGACGACGCCGTGCTCCTCGCCGGTGAGGTCGCCGCGCCGCACAATCGCGGCGTGCGCGTCCGGGTCGGTTGGGTCGCTCAGGTTGACCCGCTGGCGCTGGACCTGATCGCCCCCGACGGTCACCTCGGTTACGTCGATCTTCTTGCCGGCCCCGTCCGGGGCTACCTGAACGAACTGGTCGGACATGGGCTACCTCAGAGCCCCGACGCGATGGCCGCGGCGTCGATGGCGTTGTCGATGTCGATGCTGCTGTCCTCGGACGCGAGCACCGTGGTGCCGTCGGTGTCGAGGATGGTGCAGTTCCAGACCGCACCAGTGAACTTGAGGACGACGCTGATGCCGATGCGGGAGGAGAGCCAGGAACGGAGGTCGCCGAGGGTGATCATGGTGGGTGTGCCTTTCAGTACGAGGAGGGGATGGTCATGGTCAGGCTGGTCACGTTGACGGTGACGCCTGCGGTGATGGTGGCGGTGGGCAGTTCCAGGTTGCTGGTGCTGCCGGTGGCGCCGACGCTGCCGTCGACGTAGGCGGTGCTGCCCGCGCTGTTGGTGATGCGGAACCACGTCGCGGTCCCGGTCGCCACGGCGACGGCCCCGGTGATGGCGCCGGCCGCCTTGCTGCCCGACGACGCCGCCGCCCATGCGGTTGCGTTGAGGGTGAGTTCCGCGAGCAGCGTCTGGCCGCTGACGGCGGTGTCCGGGGTCGCGGGCTGTGACCCGTCGTAAATGCGAATCTTGCCGGAGTTCTGAGCGCTGCCGAAGATCGCGTCGAGGCCCGCGTTGCGCAGCGCCATGCTCAGGCGTAGGGAGGTCGCCATGGGGTTATTTCTCCTGGATCAGGGTGGGTATCTCGTCGCGGGACCAGGCCATCTCCGGGTCGTGGTCGCTGAGGTCCGGCAGCGTGGGCCGGTCCGGTGTGGCGGCGAACCGGGCGACGAGTCGCGCCCGCAGCCGTTCGCGCTTCACCTCGGTCAGCGGGTCCTCGTCCTCGACGGCCAGCAGCGCGACCGCCGCCAGGGCCTCCGGGGTCACCGGGCAGCGCTCCCGGACGCGCTGGCAGACGGCGCGGGGGCCGGGGCGCCACCCCGCTGGAACTCGTCCAGAAGCGCGTTGGCGGCGTCGACGGCCAGGCTGGTGCATTCGTCCTCGTCGGCCTTGCCGGCGCACGCATCCGCCCGGGTGAGCACCGCGCGGGCCTTGGGTACGAAGACCACCGCGCGGGCCACGACGGACAGGCACACATCGCGCTCGTGACCATGCACCGCAGCGCACGCCAGCCGGGCCAGAGGCAGGCCGGCCTCGACGTGCTCAGCCGCCACGCGGAGGTCATGCAGCGCATCGCCGGTCTTCTCGACGACGCGAGCCGGGGACGGGGCGCCGGCACACGCGGCGACGGTGCCGACGACCAACCAGGCCGCGAACGGCACGCGGTCCAGGGCAGCGATGTGGCGGATCACGGCGCACCCCCGGCGCCGCCATCGGACGGGGGCGCGTTGCTGGCGGTGGCGTCCTTGGCCGGGAACATCGACGCCACGACCTCCACGGCGATCTTCGGCAGGAAGACGCCGGCCAGCGGCTTGAGGATGCCGCGGAGCACCGGCGCTACCCGCTGCGCCAGGATGACGGCGGACGCCCACTGCGGGGACGCCGCCGCCTGCTCAGGGGTCAGCGTGATGTTGGCCATCCACAGGACGACCAGGCACAGAGCCAGGGCCAGGGCTTGCAGCGGGTGCGCTTGCAGCCACGGCAGGATTGCTTGGATTTCGGGCATA